GGTCCATATTTTAAGTCTTTCATTTGTTTCTCCTTCTTGTTGTCTATCTATCACTTTACTACTTAATTTAGCACATTCTCTAAAAGCACTTTTCCATGTGTTGAATGAGTCAGTATCAAAAGCTGTTACATTACTTACTTTGTCAAACACAATAAAATTATCTGAAATGCTGGTTGTCATATCAAAACTGTTTACATTCATATTCTTAGTTAATTTTCTTGGTAGTAATTTCACTCCACCATAACCATAAGTTAGATTATTTACAGGATTCATGCTTTTATAAACATGAACAATATTTTCATTTTGTGAAGTAACAAAGTAATCAAAATTAAATTCTTTTGTAATGACAGCATCACCGTCTACTACATAAAAATATCGAGTGCTTGCCTTTTTTGCCGCTTCAATATGTGCTTGGTGTATTCCTTTTACTCCGTCTATCCTTTTGACTCTATCTCCAAAAACTCCTTTTACGTTAAATCTTTTGAAAAGATCATTATAATTTTCATCTGCGTTTGGTTCTCCATAACTTATAAAAACTATATCATGCATCTTTATTAATTACCCTGCCATAGTTTTGATTAACAGTTTTAAAAAAAATACTTTGTTCTTGGCTCAGCGGTTGAGTAGAAATAGGTAATTGTAATTGATTAATTAAGTTGTTACCTATATTCCATATCTCATTATGTAAAATATCCTCTGGTAATTCGTCTCTATTTGCCCATAGCTCGTCTAAATGTGTAAAGTCTCTTACATTAACGTAATCCCAATCCGAAAGCATTGTCATTTCTAAACCTTCTCTTGCTCCGTAAATAGCCCAGTCGCCATTTTTCACATCACTACCAACCATTGTCCAAATATACAACATGTTTAAATTTTTAGGATGTCCTTTTAAAAACTCAGAATGTGCTACCCTTTCTCCTCTATTAAGAGATAATTTAACACCTTCTCTAAAACCTGCTCGCCAGGCTTGTTTAGGAGTAAAATTATTATGAGTCAAACTAAAACAACTATTCTGCTGTATGTATTGTGCGTCCCAACAAAAGTCTACCTTGGCTTGAACATTGTATGGATCAGCATTCTCATGTGTTTTCATATTTAAAACATATTCTCTTGGCCAGCATTTCAATCCACCGTTTCCATACATTAGGCCGTTAATAATATTTTGTCCACACCAACTTATAACACTTTTTTCTAAATTAGCATGGGTGTCAAAGTCTAAGACTTGATCTAAAAATTCCTGTTTTATTGTGTTATCACCGTCAACTGTCACAAATCTGTCTGTTTCACTTATTCTAGCACACTCTTTATGTGCGGCATCTGAACCTAGTATCCCATGAACACGTTTTGCCCATGGAACTTTGTTTTTCAAATCAGCCCAATTTTTTTCAGCATTAGGTTCGTCATAACTTAAAAAAATAATATCTAGTTCTGCTATTTTAATTTTCATAATCACTCCTAATCACGCTGTCTCCAAACATCAAGTATATTAGTGTTTCATATTTTTCGTCTATTTCAATCCACATTTCTCCTACAAATTCGTTTGTAAAAGCCCTACAAGGAAATGCTTTTTGGATACCATAATACGGTCCAAGATGTTTACAAATAATTTTCATCTGTTTCCCTTGTTACGCAATCAGCAAATATATTTTTCGTGTATACGCTGTAAGATTCCATGTTTTTAAAAGGAAATGATTCCTTTGATCCTATTTTAAAAGTAAAAGTATTTAATAAGAAATGAGGATCTCCTTTTTTGGTTACATAAAAACTAACTTCATTTAAGTTTTTTGGTGTATCTATTGTGTTTAAATAACATTCACCTTTACTCTTGTCCACTACAAATTCTATTTCATGGAAATTATCTTTGGGGGCAGTTAATTCATTAAGCAAAAATTCTTGTGGCGCTTCATCATCATTTTTCTTTAACTGAAAATTTTTATCTCTTTTGTTGTAAATTACTTTCCAATTAATAAAATTTTCTTTAAGTGTTTGAAAAGGCTCAACTTGCTCGTTTGTAACCTCAATATGATTGTATGACTCGTTAATGCTTGGTCCTATACCAAAAATTTCACCTGTGTTTTTATCAAAAGATACGTATTGTTTGGTTCTAATATTCATTTAATATCCTTTCACAAAAATTATTCTTGGTATAATGTATTATGCCATGTTGTAAGTAATTTCCAATTTTTAGTTGTTTTTCTGCGTTGAAATAAAACGGAATTGTTTCTGTCCAATCTTCTTGTGTAGTTTCCCAATCTTGGACATGAGATTTCATATGAACAAAACTTGCTGGTTTAAAAATATAATTCTTGATATCTTCATCTAATAAAGTAATAGCATGATTTAAATCCATACTACTTACTTTGGGTGTAAATTTAGGAACATATATTTTATAATATTCCTTATAATTTCTACAAACTTGTTTAAGTTTTAAATAATATCTTAAAGCTGTATCATTTTGTTTAAAATAATGAAACGCACAGTATATATTAGGAATATTATTTTGAATAAACGCTTTTCTATAGTAATGACTAGTAACAGGATTATTTTTATATGTTCTCACATTACTTGTAAAACATAAATCATAATTTTTAAAGTACGACCACCAATAACTTATGTCATCTAAAAAAAGCATATCAGTATCCAGTAATACCGTTTCTTGATATGGAGTTTCATGATACGCTTTCCATCTAATATCTGTTCTGTAGAAGTTTTGTGTGTTTCTATCTGATGTAGGAATAGCAATTACATGATCGAACACATGCTTGTATTGATCAGAAACTTGATCACCGGTAAGCAAAGAAACGTTTTTGATATTTTGTGTTTGTTTTATACTCTTAGCACATAGATAGGCTTGTTGAATATGCTCTTCTCCAGTAGCTATCATAATATAACCTTTAGACATTTAAACTTCTCTCCAAACTAAACTTGTTCATTACATGTATATTCATACCCTTGACTGTAGAAAGAATATATTCATTAAATAATTTTTCTTTTTGTATGAGAAATGTTAGACTGTCGTCTTTTATTTTACACAAAATATCCCTATCTAGTGTATAATACATTTTTCCAGGTAAATTTTTAGCCCAATCTCCTTCTTGAAATCCGTTCATAATGTGTATACCCATGCTGAAAAGATGATCATTCCTAAAATTTCTACTTGCCAAATCATATACGTCACTGTAATGGTCCCAATTATCATACAAATGTCTTAATAGATCAAAAAATATTTTACTTTCTTGACTTTTTGTAAAATAAAAACATGTTGCCCAATAAAAAGGAATACCCTTGTCATTGATGTAATCAAACTCTTTGTAATTTCTCCAGGAACATAAATCTACTCCATGTCTATAAATTTGAAAATTATCATTTGTTTGAAAGGAGTGTTTAAATTTATCATTACATATTATATAATCCGTATCTAATACTAAAGTTTTATCATAAGGACTTAAATTAAAAGCATTATGTCTTTCATTGTTTTTAAAATTCAGTGTTGTCTTACGTTGTTGTCCATCATAATATCTTTTTTCATTGTGTTGCGAATCATCAATTTGAATAATCTTATCAAAAACATCATGATATTGAATATCAAGTTTGTCAAATGTAGATGTTACAATTGAAACAGGTAAATTTAAATATTTTTTTGAACGGGAAGCAAGTTCTACTGCTTGTTTTATATAATTAATAGAACCATTATTATTAGCAAAGCATAAGATTCCATTAGACATCTACTAAACCTTCTACACTACGTTTAGTGCTGAGAGTTTTGTACTCCTCATGATACTGATTTGTAGCTTCTGTATATTTGTGTAGTAGTGATTCTGTGAAGTCTTCCAAATCATCTATTTCGATAGGAGTTTTGTTGTCATCAATAATTAAAGTAGATGATGTTTTAGATAAAAGCATTGTACAAAAATTAATAAGCTCTCTATTAGCTGTAAATGTGCCACCAAGATAGTACGTAATTAAGTTTTCTTGATACTTTTCATATAGAATCCTCTTTTGGTTATTCAGAGTAGCAGAATAATTTGAAAATTCTAATGCTTTTTCAAGAGATTCTTCCATAGTTATACTCCTATATAATGTATAACTATTTAATCTTACAAAGCGTTGGTGGTATTGAAAGTTGGCGCCGGTACATTGACGCTATTTGTGTTATTTGGTCTATTTTGTTGAGCTGTGCTTGACGTTGTAGCAGTAACAGCTTCATCAAAATTTGGATTTGGACCTTTATCTTCATTAAAAGTAACTTTGAAATATAATACAGCTCCACTTTTGTATGCTTCTATCAAATAATCGTTGGCACTATACGCACTAGCCGCCTTATTAAATATTGTTACATAAGATCCAGGTAAATTACTGTAACCATAACTAGTTCCAATTGAACCGTTGCTTGTAGTGCTTCTTCCAAACACAACAGTACCTACTGAAGACATCAAACTTCTCCAGTCATTGTTGATAGGAGTGTTGCCTGATCCGATTAAACCGCTTATGTTGATTGTTCCGCCAGCGTTAAAATATACTCTCATATGATCTACACCACTAATTGTAGTTTGACTTCCGTCTCCGTTAGTAACAGAGTATCCGCCAAATGTTACTGTGAAGTAATGATCAATATCAGTTGACCAAGATGCTGTTCTTGAGCTTGTAATTCCTGATTCCAAACCTAATTGGCTAGGAGCTACACTTAATCTTGAAGATTGTGCTGTAATACTTAATGATTCGTACTGAGCGTATCCTTCTTTTGTAGAATTATTGCTATCTTCGATCGTATCTCCAACCGATGGAGGAGCAATTTCCGCAGGTAAACTTCCTGTCTGGTGAACTCTTATTTTTGTTAGATCCGTGTCAAGGTTAACCATATCTTGAGCTGTAACTGTATTACCTACCACAACAGTCTGACTAGTTACTGATTGTCCGTATCCTTCGTCTCCTGCTCCTAGTCCTAAAACTGCCGCTACCCTTGCTCTAATATTATTATACCTTGCCGCGGTGATTGTATCGCCTACTGCCATTTTACTTCCTTATATTTTATAACTTTAAAATACACTCCACTAAAGTTTCTTCATGCCTGTCGTTGCTTTCTAAAGCTACACCAATCATGTTTCCGTTTCCATCAACACTTGCTGTTCCGTTATCAGCAACAAATACAGCTTCCCCTTTATTTACCGGACCTGTAATTCTTACTGGCACTCTTCCGACTAAAGCTACTGCTTGACCTTCAGCCTCTGAATTCATTAAATAAGCTGGTTTTGTACTAATTACTCCTATACAAATACCTTCTCCATTTTCACATGCTTTTGCTTCGGCTTCTCCGCCTATCATCATTAGTGTTCCTACAGGATAATTTTTGTCAGTTGTATATTTTTCTGCCAAGTCAGCGTATCTTGCTTGTGTTGATATTCCATTAAACACATTGGCCGCTAAATTACCGCTGGAATCTCTTACAGCTACGGTGTTATTAGTAGCACTTGTGTCACCTGTTCTGAAGTTGCTACCCACTTGTAAATTTGTAGCGTTTGTTGCTAATCCAATAAAAGAAGTAGCATACATAGCTCTAAATTTATAGTTATTATCCCCTATGTCATAAGTTGTAGTAGCTGTAGGAATAAGTCCTGCCGCCTGTACATGGAAAGGTTCTGTAGTAACACCTCCACTTGACTTTACTTTAAATCTAATTTTTTGTCCAACTGTGTTATCGATGACTGCTTCATCGCCACTTCCTGCTGTATCAATCTTAATAGCTAAATCATTAGCATCACCAACTGTAAATCCAGCGTCTTTAAATCTTACTATGCTGTTAAAATTAGCCGCCCCTGATAACGCATAATCACTTGCTGGTAATCCATTTAATTTATCTGCGTTGGTAGCTGTACCATAAAATCTAAATGCTCCACTTGTTACTCCGTCGGTGCCTGAAGTTGTATTTCTAAGTGTTAAACCTTGTCGTACAACATCAAATCCTGTTATTACGTTTTGTGGATCAGTAGCGTCAATTGTAAATTCTGAATTACTTATAATGAATACTACACCATCTTCTACAGTACCTTTAATTATTGTTCTATTGTTTTGATTTGAATCTCTAACCTGCCCAGTAACCATTGCTGAAACTGTAGCACCAATACTCTGTGGACCAATTAATACAAATCCACCATTTGCGTTTTGTGCGTATAATTGATTGTTACCGCTATCCCACCAAAAATCACCAGTTGTTAATCCTACAGGCTGTGTTGAACTTACTTCTGCTCCACCTGTTGATCTAAATTTTGTACCATCGTAAAACTTTAACTTGCTTCCAGCACTATCAAACCAGATTTGACCTGTTAAAGGTGATGCTGGTTGATTAGCACTTGAAAAGTTTTCAAGTAAATGTACAAAGTTTTCGTTCTGTATTTCTCCGTAGCCGGCATAGTTCTTACCAACTAGCTTAAGAGATGTGCTTTGATCAATAGTACCATCTTCAACAGTTGCTAACTGCGATCCGTTTGTTAAGTTTATTACGTATGCCATCTATAACCCCTAATATGTTATATGTATTTATATTAAATTGCCCGGAGTTAGGTCTTGTACATAACCCCAGCTACCCCCATTTATCCTAAATAATTTCAAAGATCTTTGTACTGTAGATGTAATAGCACCAGTAACATCGTTAAATGTTGCGTCTCCTATCACAGATACACTACCACTATCATTTCCACTACCGTCTAATTGTTGTACAACCACTAAACTTTTGTTAAAACTTGCGTTCAAGTTGGCCGCTGATAGCGTTGCTG